AAATGGTTTTGGAATCAGATAAACAATTTTATGACAATTAATACCTTTAATATTTTCAATAATTGCTCGTCTCGACCGCATGGTAATATTGGTTGCATCAGCAATTACATTTTTATTATTCTCTAAGTTCTCACGAATTTTTTTATGAAATATTTTAAATACTTCTTTATTGTGATCCTGATTTTCATAATCACCAGTTAATTCTTCTCTGACCGAATCTGATGATACGATAACTGTATTTTCATGCTCCTGTGCTAATTGCTTGGCAATGGTAGATTTTCCGCTTCCACTCAGCCCGCACATAACCCAAAGCGTAGGTTTATTCATCCAATTCTCCTATCCATTGTGTTTTAATAAATATTCTCGACTGACATTTTTAAAACTCTGCTGTCCGTCCTGAGATCTATAGACGTATCCTTCTCTTCGAACTTTTGGATTAATCTCACTATATCCATCAGCTTCGAGTTTCATTTCTTCCATTGTTTTAGGTAAATAATATTCCGTAGAAATAATCGGCACATGTAACAGATTATTACCATCACAAAAATCTGCCATCTCTTTCGTCCCTACACGATTACCTTCAATAATAAGATTAAATACATATAACCTATTCTCTTTAAATTTATATGGATTACCCTGTACGTCTCCGACTCCTTCACCCTGTAGCACAACCCGATCATAATTATTCTCAATTGCCAATTTTGTTAATACGCTTTCAATACCGTATTTATCAGCAAGCTCCCAATAAATATTAGAGTTGTGATAGCATTCCTGATTTTTATCTGCTTGTCTGACATTTCTGCTACAAACAATAAATTCGAATTTATCCTTGTCTTTCTTCTGCCGATCTATAGCGAATGTACAGGAAGTACCATCTAATTTTTCTGTCTTAATCCATGGATTTTTATTCTGCAAGTAAAAAGGAGCATTTTCAATTCTCGTTTCGTCGGTTTTAACAATCCATTTTGGAAACTCCTTTGGATTATCACGTTTCTTTCCAAGAAAGAAGAATAATAATTTCTTCCCCCACTCACGTTTCATTAACCATCTAAACCATTTTTTCTTTGCGAGATTTTTATGGCGAGCTGCCATAGATTTGAATTTTGCATTGGGATCAATAGAATTGCTTTTTCGTTTGACATCTTCTTCAGAAGAATATGTAATTTTTAGATCTTTGCTGACATCATCACCAATATTTTTTCCATCTAGTTCTGGAAATAGAGATAACGGAAGTGCTAATCCTTGACTAATTACTTTAAACTTTCCAAGTTTCATCGTCTTGACTTTGTATTTCTTGTTTGCCAGAAACTCGAAACGTTCATCATTTTCAGGACACTTACTATCAATTTCAATATAAACTGCTAAATCACCAGTCTGAAACTCACCTTTCTTTGCTACACAAACCCACCCCAAAACTCCAATAAGTTCAATATTATTTGCTCCTTCAATTGGTTTTACCCATTCAATTTTTTCAATATGGGCTAATGCTCTTTCCTTATTCTCCAAGTCCCTCTTACCATTAGTAAGTAGTGCGCACTTTATCCTATAGGAACTTTTCTATTTTGTCCTTTCTATTTATATATCATGAATTTTTCTCTTATCCAGACTCCAATAATTGAAAGTCCATTAACAAGTTCTACAACTAAATCGCTAGTTCCTCATTAACATAATTCCCACCAGAAATCATATAATTTGTGAGCCATATTACCTTTATGTAATTCGCCCTTATATCTACGAATCTTTTTATTTGATTGTTGCTTAAAATACTTGCTACGTTTTCCACGATACCATCTTTTATAATATGGTTTAGTGTTCTGAACATAACCATGTCCATTAATCCTAATTTCATCCATATATCCAACTGGCGCAGGATAATAACCACCATCAATTTCATATAGGTGTTTAAGATTATTTTAATGTTTCAAATATCTCTCACGTTTACTTCTTCTGTTTTTGTTTGATTGAGTTTTAGCAACCTTTCCAATTCGAGAAGATTCTTCGCAGCATCCCATATATCCTACTTTTCCACCAATCTTATCACACCAAATAGATTGTTCGGTTTAATTGGATTGTTATTTTTTCAATTTATAACAACAATTAATCCGTCCAATTTATTATTCTCCAAAAGTTCTTCTAATAATGTTTCGTTACAAGTCATCGACTTTTGCATTTTTAGAATCTCATCTTTTGTATAATATAGAATAATCCAGTCCCAAGCATAATCATCATATGAACAATATTCTCTATAAAAATCAGATTCAACATTAATCGACCATGCTTCAATATTCTCATAATTTTTATCCCATTTGACTGCACATTCATGACCTAGCTTATCAAACTTAGTGAAGAAAAATGGCATTCCACCATATTTGCCTTCATCTATTTGCTTACCTGTTTTTGGTGAATAGAAATTATAATAAAATCCCATTAATTTTATTCTCCATCTTTACTTCAATAAATTTGCAATCTCATCAATCTCAAGTTCAGTTTTCTTATCATCAGATAGCAGCTTATCCAACTTACTCTCCATCTTCTTTAAATCTGCTTCCTCTCTCTTTAGACCGGACACTTCTAACTTTCTTTTAATATCCTTAATCCAAGCCGTTACGCTGTATCCTGAAATTTCAAAATCAGACATTCCAAGGTCAACTGCCGACATAAGATATGAATTAAGTCTGATAAGTAACAACACTAATGCATCATCTGAACATACATTAAGGTTGATAGTCATTCCATCCATATTGAGAATACAATTTGTCTCAGGAACAAATCTAATCTTCTTCTCAGAGATAGCTTTTCTCTTATCCTCAATCTGTTTCTTTAATTCTAAAATTCTATCATCATTCTTACTCATTTGATTTCGCACTCCTTTTTATATTCTCTGCCGTTTGCTAAATGTTTCTGAATATACATTGGCTTCATTGTTTCAAAAATCTGTTCAATAGTAACAGGAATCATATGTTTTTCTTCTTTATCATTATATGGATATCGGTTTGACTTAACCATTTTAGATGTGGTAGGAAATATGTCAGTTACTTTAACACGTTCTTCATATGGACAGTAATGCATATATTCCATTTGTATTTTATAGATAATATATAAATTATCATCCCGTTTATAAGTCTCAAATACATATTTATTCCCACTATAATATTCGCTTATAAAACGAATTCTTCCCCAGTAATCGTCTTTTTTAAATTCATCAAGTGTAAAGTATTTATATTCGTCTTTGCTACTATCATATGGAGAATACTCAGATTCTCCTTCCAATTTATCAAAAATGTCTGCATACTTTTCATTGCACTTATCATCAATACATTTGATAAATTTATTCTTTGGCATCGACCTATAATGCTCAAAATAACTACCTTTCCAAAACCAAAAATGTTTACCTTTATTTTTCCAATTTTCATATCTATCATAGACATCAAATTTACCCATATAAATCCAATTCTCATTATCCTTGGTTAAATATGTGGCACCTATAATTAAGTCTTTTGCTTTAACACATTCATTATTATGGATAATCTTATTAAACTCACTAATCTCTTTATAATCCGGTGATTCTACTGGCATAAGAACTAAATCTTTGCCGTCCCATCCATATACAAATTCTCCTTCAAGCCCCTTACCCTTGATACAATTTGCGTTTTCAAGAATGTATAATAAATTCTCGATAGTAATCTCAAATTCAAAGCCTCGTGGATCGTACACTCTACAATAAGCATGTCTGTGATCCCAACCTGTAGAATAATCACCTGCTTTTTTATTAAGTACAAATCCTTCAGTTGGAATATTATCATATTCGTTATTTGGAATATTCTTATCTCGCCAACCATTCCACGAAGTCTCTTTTCGCAACTTGCCCTTCTCATCATAGTAGATTACATAAGCAAGCTTTCCTGTATATGTTCCTAAACGATCCTGATAACCAACATTAATCGTCTTTGGAATAAAAATACTATTTCTCAATAGGTTTCCTCCTTTAATTATTCTCTGTTACAAAATTGCCCTACTAATATAATTCTTCATATCTCGGATCAACAAACAACTCTTCTTTAGGTCTTGGATCTTTAAAATTATCATTATCAATCTTAACCTCGCCACCATAATAACCATTCCAAGAACCACAACCCCAAAGTTCTAATCGTCCTTTATGAGTAATAGAAACAATTCTATAAGCTGGCTTGTCACAACATTACCAGTAACTAACGACAAAACAATTATCTTTTGTTACATTCTTCAGATGTTTCGGTACTTCAGGCCACAAGTGACATTCGTTATTAATCTCTTCTAATGTTTTACCGCCACTAAGCATCTCATTAGCTTTTTCTGATTTTCTGTGCGACTCTTCATGTTCCAAACACCATTCTTCTGAACTAAACAATTCACCGCAGTAATCGCATATATATCTAATTACTTTCTCCATAATTTATTTCACCACTGCTAAATTCCCACATTTCGGACATACTAAAAGTTTTCCAATAATACCAACACCATCAGGTGTAAAAATATTATTTTCCAATCTTTCAACTCCATCTTGTTTTCCAACTTTGTAAGCTGCTGATTTCATGATTGTCCTACAAAACAGGACATAATCTTGTTGCTTCTGCCATTGTTAGTTCCCTCCTTAAATATTATCTAAACACACAACATATCCTTCCACAGTATCATAATAATACCATGCATAAGGACTAATCCCATCATTCATGATTTCTGCCAGCCCGTCTGCGTTGTCTTGATGTTTATGTGCTTCGTTTAGCATAACTGTTTTTTGAGAATCAAAATAGAGATTATCAACTTTACGCATACAATATGCACATAATTCCAACTCACTGATATATTCCTTTATAACCTTTAGCATCTTTGGAATGTTGTCTTTGAGGATCTGTTCATTTGCTAATTTTGAAGGATATAAAATATATAAATCTTTTTCACAAGATAATGAAAGGATTCTTTCATACACTATATCTGATTGTAGACAATATTCGTGTATTCTTTCTTCAAACGTCAATTCGCTTCACTCCTTTGTAATCATATCTAAAAATAACGATTTATCTCTCTTCAATGTAATATCATAATCTTTCCACTTTTCTATTAATTCTCTTGTATCAAAACCATGTGGAACTACAATTGCATAGCCATGCGGAGTTTTATATGCTTGTATATCTGATAATGGAATACCAGAAAATATAATTACATCATGGACAAAATCATACATTAATGACTCGTCATCTACATCAAAATCAAACAACCACTTACTCTCATCTCGATTCTCTGTTTGCTGTGCAACTGAAGCTAATGTACGATTCAGCTTTGTCATACTTGGCTTATCTCTAAGTAATCTAATAATAAGTTCTTTCCTTATCTTTTCTTCATTCCTAGAATTTACAGACCGATACAATCTTGTCTGTTCGCCAGGAACTCCATCTGCTGCAAATCTATGAAATTCTTTGATTACTTTATCTTCATTTTCTTTGTATTCCAAGATAGTCTTTGCACGTTCCTTGAAATTAGGAACATCTTTGTTGTCTTTATTTCTTGAACGAATTAGATATACATATAAATCAGACATTATTTTTTACCCCCTCCTTTGTATTGATATAACATGCAACATCTTTGAATTCGTTACTATCCATGACTTCACGAATATCATTAATGATACTTTTTACTGTTGAATAATTACCACTAAAAGAAGTGCCAGTCGTTTTTACTTCATATTTATATACATTTGATAATTCTATTGGATAATCTTGGTACAGAACCGTACCCTTTGGAACTGTTATATTAGAATATGCATCACAGTAATCTTCTTTAAGAACCTTTAACCATCTTTGACAACCTTTGTTATATGATTTAAGCTTGGCTTTGCTAAAAGATACGCTGAAATATTTATCTTCATCATAGATTATTCTTTTGAATTTATTTACAATTAGCAGCACACCATCTACAATTCTGTAGACATCTTGATATTCTGTATTTGCCAATACCTCCATCTACTCATCACCTTCTTTCAACGCAGAACTTGCATATAACAACGAATCATATGGCACAATATACTTCTCAGGTATATTCGCAAATGCTTCTATAACTTTATCGAACTCTTCCTTGCCAACCATGAAATCATCATAAACTTTTAATTCTGCTCTAAGCCCTCTCGAATTTTTCTCAATATTATTCGTACTCATCTCTATAAAACTCCAACGCTCTAATTGTTATTTTCATCAATTCCTGCTGATTTTCTGCTTTCTTTTGATGTACTTCTGTACTTCCGGAATTGGCTTTTAACCGATATATTCTACATTGAGCAGATTCGATAGCTCTGTTAATTAAATTATATTCTTTATTATAGTTATAACAATCTTCACAAGAATCTGGATGATCGTCGCAATGACATCTCTCTGGTGGTATCAAATCTTCTTTGACTTCATATCCCATATTACATATATGCATAATACTTATTCTCCATCTTCAAAAATTTCAACATCAATACACAACATATCATGAAGGTTCTTAATCTGTTCTTCTGTTGGCTTCTTCCATGGCGTATACTCTGTAATATCAAAGGTTATTGCTCCTCCACATAATTTGATTCTTGCAATTGTTTTTGATGGACAATATTCTACGACTTCCGACATCGGAATGTCGCAACTTGTTTTTGGTAATTGCAATTTCTGTGAATGCTCAAATGCTCTCAATTCATCTTTTCCAAGCCAACGTTGCCATGCTCCACAAACATCACAATATAACCCTGTGTTGTTACCATTTACTTCTGTATGCAATGATGTACTTCCACACTTTCTACAGCAATTTTGATACATAATCTTCACCTCATTCAGTAATTAATCATAATCATAAGCAATATAATATCCATCGTCCGACAAATTTTTAAACCATTCAAATCTGCTTCTCATATCAATATCATCTACTTCTGTGCCATTTAAAATTATTTCACAATATTTTGACATGTCTGATGGTTTAATTAAATCAAGTTTATATTCCTTTGAATCAATCCATTCTTCGTTTGGCAGTCTTGGAAATAAAACACCTGTAGTCTTTTCAAATAAATCGCATACAAGACTTACATTATAATAACTATGAGATGTTTTATCTGAATCAATAAAATC